TCTCGTCGGACAGGCCGAGCCGTCCATCGCCCAACCCCCCACTGAACAGGGCGCACCTACGCCGCCGCAGGCCCCCCCGGCGCTTCCCCCGTCGGCTCCTCCCACACCCCCTGCGGCGGCGGCTCCTCCCCAGCCGGAGCCCGAGGTCCCGCCCGAGGAGTGGCGCAATCGCTTCCTCGCGATGCAGGGACGCTTCCAGCGCGCCGAGCAGATGATGGCGCAGATGGGTGATCAGGTGCACCACCTGCAGAGCGAGAACGCATCGTTGCGCAGCACGACCGCTCCGGCCCAGCCGCTGCCGCAGGGAACGCTGCTCACCGAAGACGAGATGCGGGACTACGGGCCCGAGTTCATCGACGTGGTGCGCCGCGCGGCGACTGAGATCGCGGCTCCGCTGCACGCGCAAATTCAGGACCTGCAGGGTCGGCTTGGGCACGTCCAGCAGGAGACCGGCAACGCCTTCCTGACGCGCATGAACGCCACCGTTGGCGGCCTCATTCCCAATTGGCAGGACCTGAACAGAGACCCCCGGTTTGTGCAGTGGGTCCAGTTGCCAGACATCTATTCCGGTGTTATGCGTCAACAGTTGATGCAAGACGCGTGGAACAGCGGTGATGCCCACAGGGTGGCAGCGTTCTTCCGGGCGTTCCTTGCAGAGGAGGCTGCCGTCGACCCGCGTGCCAGCGCACGCCCGCCCCAGCAGCCGCAGCCCGCATCGCCGCAGCCGGGAATACCGCCTGCAGTGCCCGGGGTGCCACTGGGGACGCGCCTGTCGCTGGACCAACTCGCGGCTCCCGGCAGAGCCCAGTCGAGCGCGCAGATGCCCGCCGATAAGCCGATGTACACCGCCCAAGATATCACTCGGTTCTACACCGAGTGCGCTGCGGGGAAATGGCGGACGCGCGAGGCAGAAAGGGCAGCCATCGACGCCGACATCATCGCCGCGCAGCACGAAGGGCGGATCATTCCTGATCAACGTTCGATCCGACCCATGGACTGGAACGGCAACAGGTAGCCGCTCGGGGGTTGGACCGACCAACCTCATTAGGAGCGACGCATGCTGCGCAAGGGCTACTTCGAGGGCATGTTCGGTGCCCCCATCGACCCGGGTCTCGAACCCGCTCATCCGGTCGAGATCAGCAAGAATACCGCCTTCGCCATGCCGCTGGCTGGCTCAGGCACCGTCCCGCCGATCTTCCCCGCTGGCTCGGTACAGCCGTCCCCGCCGTACTCGGGCACGTTCATCCCCGAGATTTGGTCGGGCAAGCTGATCGAGAAGTTCTACGCCTCGACCGTTCTCGCCGCGATCTCGAACACCGACTACGAAGGCGAGATCAAGAACCAAGGCGACACCGTCCACATCCGCACGAAGCCGACGATCACCATCCGGCCGTATCTGGTCGGTGGCCAGCTTTCGGTCGACCGGCCCGCGTCCAACATCGTCGACCTGCACATCGACCAAGGTCTCTACTTCAACGAGATTTTGGACGACGTCATGGAAATCCAGAGTGACATCAACTTGATGGGCATCTGGTCCGACGACGCCGCCCAGCAGATGAAGATCAACGTCGACACGATGGTGCTGCTCGGCATCCTCGGTCAGTGCAACGCGTCCAATCAGGGTGCGGCCGCAGGCAAGATTTCCGGCACCGTCAACCTCGGCGTGACCGGCACCCCGATCCCGGTCGTCGCCAATCAGGCGACCCCGCCGGTCGCCGGGCAGGTGACCATCCTGCAGTTGATCCTGCGTCTCGGGCTGGTGCTCGACGAGCAGAACATCCCCGAGCAGGGACGATGGGTCGTGATCCCGGCATGGGCCGCAGCGCTCATCAAGGGATCGGAACTCCGGCAGGCGTACTTGTCGGGTGACGATCAGTCGATCCTGCGCAACGGTCGCCTCGGCATGATCGACCGCTTCACCCTGTACGTCTCGAACCTCCTGCCCAAGGGCGTGGTGACCGGGCCTCCGGCGCTGGCGGCGGGCGAGTGGGTGGTCTACGCGGGCCACGCGCACGGCCTCACCTTCGCGTCGCAGATCAGCAAGGTCGAGACGCTGCGGTCCGAGTTCACCTTCGGCACGCTGCTCCGTGGCCTGCAGGTGTTCGGCTACAAGGTGATCGACGGCATCGCGCTGGCGCAGGCGGTGATCACCGAGCCGGTGCCGGTCTAAGGGACCTCTGATGGCGTAGGGTGGTTCCCCGTACGGGGAACTACCTCGACGCATGGAGGGATGATTGCCCACGGTCACGAACGCGCCGACGCCGCCGGTCACGCCAGCGGACGGTGATCTCTGGTTCAACACCACGACGGGCCGCGAGTACGTCTGGTACATCGGCCCGTCTAGCTCGACGTGGGTGCAGACCCAGCCGTCGGCGGTGGCTGTTGTCCCGGCGATCCCCGAGGTCGTGCCGCCGCCGCCCATCCCGGTGGTCGGTCCGAACGACGTCACGCGCACGCCGAACCTGACGATCTCGGCGGTTGCGCCCGGCGGCGCGCTGGTCGGCGACCTGTGGTGGAGCACCATCGACGGGCAGCAGTACACGTACTTCTACGACGGCAATTCGTACCAGTGGGTGCTGTCGAACTACGGGTCGGGCAAGCAGGGACCGGAAGGTCAGCCGGGTCCGGTCGGTCCGGTGGGGCCGCAGGGCGATCAGGGCATTCAAGGCGATCAGGGGGATGTAGGGCCGGTCGGCCCGACCGGAGCTACCGGCGCGCAGGGTCCGATTGGCGCGACAGGCTCACAGGGACCACAGGGCGATGTCGGCCCGCAGGGACCAGTCGGCAATACTGGCGCGCAGGGCCCGCAGGGCGTTCAGGGTCCGCAAGGTAGCGTGGGTCCACAAGGTCCGCAGGGTGTACCCGGCGTCGTTCAGGCGATCAACGCCGGGACGGGCATCGTCGTCACGGGCGGCACGGGAGCGAACCCGGCCGTTGCCCTCGACACGTCGTATACCGACGGCCGGTACGCCCCCAAAGCGAGCCCGACGTTCAGTGGCACGGTTACGATCAGCACGGGTGGCGCGCTGCAAATGGGTGCAGGCACGCCAATTAACGCGAGCGGCGCGGGCATCGTCGGTAACGGCTACGGGCTCGATCAGAATGCGATTGGCGACATTGTAGCGCGCGCGGCGGGTCGCATCGGCTTCGTTCCGGCGGTGAACATCGGCGTCGCCCCCGACACGTACATTGCCCGTTCGGCAGCAGGCGTCTTAGCGGTGCGCGGTGCGTCCGGCGTCGATGGGGCGCTGACGATGCTGACCCAGCCGCTGGGGACTAACAACACAACGGGCGCATCGACGGCATTCGTCGCGGCGGCGCTCGCGGCCGGGGCGTCGATCTCGGTCGGCACGACGCCGCCTGCGTCGCCTGCTGCCAACCAACTGTGGTGGTTCTCGGACGGCAGCACGGGTGGTGGTGTCCTCTACATTTACTACAACGACGGCAACTCCTCGCAGTGGGTGCCGGTGTCGCCGCAGGCTACTTCGGTCATGCCGCAAGTCGCGCAAGGCGTGTTGGCCGATCCCTATACGATGCCAGCGGGAGCGTGGAACGACATCACCAGCCTGACGGTGACCTTGACGCCGCGTTCGGCTTCAAGCCGGTTCAAGCTGGAGGCATCGTTGGGCCGTGTCGGTCTTCCGGCCAGCACCATGGCGGGCTTCCGGTTTACGCGGAACGGAGCGGCCATTGCCGTTGGCAATCCTGTGGGGACGCGCCCACCCGCGACGTTTGCGGCGTGGATCAATTCCAGTTCCGCTGACAACGCCGGGCAACATGGTTTTGTCTATCTTGATGCTCCTGCGACGGCGTCACCCGTTACCTACACCGTTCAGGGTTACGCGCAGAGCGCGACCGCGTACATTAATCGCAGCGTCAACGACACCGACGCACAAATTTACGGCTTGCACGGGCTCTCGACACTCATCGTCACCGAGGTCTTCTGATGGCTGCCCTCGACTTTCCCAATAGCCCCGCTGCCAACCAAGTGTTCAGTGCGCCGAATGGCGTGACCTACATCTGGAACGGCACGGTGTGGGCAGTCTACTCGGCGGCCTATTTTGCGCCGGTTGCGTCGCCGACGTTCGATGCCTTGACCACATTGCTCAGTGATCCCGGTGCAGGCCCTGCCCCCGCCGATACGCCGTTGCAGATCACGCAGGGCACGCCGGTGTTCAGCCGCAGTTTTACGGCGGTCAACGCAGCCAATCCTATCGAGGTCAATGTCAACGGAATGCTGGGGGCACCGGGCGCGGCGGAATGGGGATACCTCGCCCTGTTCATCGACGGCGCGGCGAACGCCGTCGCCGAAACGCGCAGCACCGTCAATACCGGGTGGGCGGCGCTGCTGCACCTTTATTGGCAAGGCGTGCTGGCCGCTGGCGCGCACACCTTCATGCTGCGGTTCATTGGCTACAACGCGACGGTTTATTTGAACGGTGCCAGCGGCGTCCGCTACGGCGGCGGCACGAACCGCACCACCATGGTGATCCGCGAGGTCGGCGCTGGCGTGCAGGGCGCGGTGGGGCCACAAGGACCAGCGGGTCCGAGCGGCGGGCCGGTGACGGCGGCTACGCTCGACACCGCCAACGCAGCGGTCGCCAATTCGGGTACCATTCCGATTGACGACACCATCCCGCAGGTCACCGAAGGCACGCTGCTGTTCACGCGGTCCTTCACGGCGGTCGATCCCAGTCATCCCATCGACGTGGACGTTGACATACCGGCGTTCGGCGGGACGGGCTCAGGAGGGGTCAATACCACCCTTGCGTTGTTCATCGACGGGGCGGCGAACGCCGTCGCTGTCAGCGGCAGCGTCGTTAATACCAACTGGTTCTCCCCGCAGCGTCTGCATTGGCGCGGCGTGCTGGCGGCCGGGGCGCACACCTTCATGGTGCGCTGGAGCGCGCCCTATCTCAATCGCAACGACACCGGTCGGTACTTCGGCGGCGCGATGGCCGATCAAATGGTGATCACCGAGATCGGTGTTGGGCCGGTTGGGCCGCAAGGTCCGCCGGGCGTGATGCCCGGAGCGGTCAATGCGCAGACCGGCACCAACTACGTCCTGACTGCGGGCGATGCCAACGGCACCGTGACGATGAACAATGCGGGTGCCAATACGGTGACGGTGCCAACTGGACTGGGCGCTAACTTCACCTGCGCCATCTTCCAGATCGGTGCAGGCCAGACCTCGGTGGTGGCCGGGAGCGGCGTGACGGTCAACGCGGCGGTGGGCCTGAAATGCCGGACGCGCTATTCACCCGTCAGCGTGTTCACCTACGCCGCCAACGCCTTCATCGTCTCCGGGGATACTTCGGCATGATCCTCGCGCAGGCTCCCTTCCTGATCCTTCCTCCAGCCTTTATACCGCTGACGACGCTGCACATTACGAGCAGCCAGTCCGGCCTCAACCTGTACACATGGGCGGCGGCCAATGGCTATCCGGGTTCGGGAAACTGCGCGCTCTACATCGACAGCGGCGTGATCGCCTACAACTCGCTGGTACCGGGAGCATGGCCTGCGGGCATCGTCATGACGTTGAACCTCGTCGGCAGCATCGAAGGGGCGGGCGGTGGCGGCGGCAACGGCCTTACCACCCCCTCAAACGGCGGCAACCCGGGCGGCGTCGCGCTCGATGCGCGCGGCATCTCGGGTTACACGTTCCAAGTGAACAACACAGGTGGGATTTACGGCGGTGGCGGTGGTGGCGGTGGTGGCGGAATGGATGGCACGAACACCTACGGCGGTGGCGGCGGTGGCGGCGGACAGGGCAATGCTGGCGGTCCTGCAGGCGGTGGCGGTGCTGGCAACTCTAGCGGCTTCGGCGGTGCTAACGGTGCTCCCGGTGGTCCCGGTGGTCCGGGCGGCGGCGG